GTCGGGAACTTCTCCCGCACCAAAATTTGATCTTTCGCTGCCGGGAATTCCTGCCTTTGCACCTGTCGCAGGAGCAGAAGGAGCAAGAACATTAGCCTCACTCACTTCGGCTTCTTCGTTCCATGCTTCTTTCTTGCCTTCTTTGCTATCAATGTACTTCAAGGCATCTTTTCTGCTGTTGAATTTCTTTACCGGTGGAGAGAACTTTTGACCGCCCATATGACGAACTACTGCAAACTTGCCATCCTTGGTTTGGCTGATTAGCATTTCGCCCTTGGCTTCTTCGATAGTCTCTTCGTTAGTCTCAACTGGTTCGCTAACTTCTTCGTTTGCTGCAACCGAGCCGCTAGCAACAGACTCCTTGCGGGTGCTGATTGCTGCATGTAGTCTTGATGCCAATTCTGTATGAATTGCGTCTTTAAAGTCTACTGCGTTCTTTGTTAGTACTGTCTCTACTGCCTTCTTGAGATTTTCCATTTTTGTCTCCGTTATTGTAGACCGAATGCTGTGTTATCCGGTGCATACATGCCCCTGTTGCGTTCAACCGTGATTTGCTTATCCATTTCTTTGATCTGACCTTCGCTCATACCCAAGACTTGAGTCCTAACCCAATAGTGGGAATAGTACTTACCTATGTATTTTTCTACTTGATTTAGTTCTTCATACATGCCTTTGCGTAGTTCTTGATTCTTGAGTTCTACGAAGTGACTATCCTTCAAATAGTCAAAGAAAAGACATTCTTTGATATGTACCCAATCATCAGGCTTTATGACATTCTTCATCAAGAGTTGCTTCTTGAGGAGGTCATAGAACATTTCACTAAACTTGTTACGAAGCCTTACAACGAATTTGTTAAACTTCAACTCGTCACGGCTGATTTCTGCTGCTCTACCTAGTTGGAAGCCCTTATCCTGCTCCAAACGCGATACAGGGACATTTAGAGCCTTGTATAACTTCTTCTGGAAGTAGACCACATCGGTCAATTCGCCAAGGTTCTGTGCGCCGCTGAGTGTGCTGATTTCAGTACCCTTGCTACCTTCACGACGGGGTAGCCAATAGTCTTCCAACATACTCATGAACTTGCGGTCATCTCTGATCTCGCCCGTGTTGGCATCATAGACCAACTTGTTACGGTAGCGGTTCATGATGTCCTTCACATACTGTTCTGCCTTGGTCTTTGGTAGCGAACCGACATCTATGTAAAAGATTCGGCGTTCAGGCGCACGGGAGATACGGTAGATGACCACAGCATCTTCCATCATGCGAAGTTGGTTTAGTGGCTTGATAGCCTTGTGAAGGAAGCCTACTGTTCTGCGATAGCGGCTATCAAACAGACCCGATGAGCAGAAAGCAATAGCATCATCACTAATTTTGATGCCTGTAGAGTTACCTGCGGCACGGGGATTATCCTTGTTGTACACATAGAAGTCCCGATAGCCCGTGATGATTTTAGTGCCGTCTTTACGGGTCTCTTTTTGGAACTCTCGGATTTTCTGAATGTTCAGAGGATCAACAAAACGCAGTTCCAAGATTCCCTTTTCGGGTTTATCTTCGTCTGCTATAAGGTGGAAATAAATCTTGCCGTCAACATACCATCTACGGAAGATTTCATATCCTTTAGTCTCAAACTGCATAAGACGAAGAACATTCTTGAACTCTTCTTGAATCTTGTCCTTGACATTCTCCGATACACTTAAATCGCTTGTGAAGAATATCTTCACAGGTGAACGCTTACCCTCACAGACAACAGATTCGTTGATGATGTCATCAATAGCAGTTTCCGCGATTGGGTCCATAGACATTTCGCGGTACTTTGCTATTAGTTCATAATCGTTGCGTATAGAGCCGTCGAGATCAACATACTGACCATAGAAGCCGCCTGCTTCGACTGGAATAGCACCATCGTCCGTAGTTGGAATTACGAACGACTTTAGTGCTTTGAAGTCTTGCTTCTGCTTCTTCGACCGCTCAATTTTTAAGCCGAAGAGTTCCATTATGTAAACTCCTTTTTGAAAAGGTCACTATCAGGTGGTGATGTCAACAAGTTCGTGGTACTGGTATGACATCAATACGCCGAATTCAGAAATTGCTGTCTTGGAATCGAAGTTGAGTTCGTATCCCTGAACATCCTTTGGCCAGCAACCCACCATCTTGTAGGTGGCGATTGGGTTGCCTTCACGGGTCAAGGGCTGAACATACCAATCGGCAAGGTATGAGTTGAGGTTGTTTGGACCAACATTACCTTGATACGAATTGATGAGGTTTGACCAAGATTCAAATGCCTTACGGAGCGAGTATGATCCGTCGTTATAGCACTTGAGGTTCCAATCAGCAAACTCTCTATCTCCACCATACTTCAACTTTCTGCCCATGTAGTTAACTTCTACTTGACCCAAAGTTGAGGCAGGAATTCCCGCTGAACGGCAGAGGAATGATACCTGTGCGCCGGGGTTACCTAAACCGATTGCAGCAGCCACATTTGTGATGGCTCCTGATACTGCGCCACCAAAGAGTGCTCCTGCTACGCTAGAAGCAGCATTGATAGCAGCCGTGCCTGCTCCGGGGAATACACCCGAAACAAGATAGAGATTGTCTCTCGCACCACCGTTGATTAGATTCGCTCTGAAAGCGTCTATGCTGAACTGACTATATGCCATTTGTTCTCCTATGCCTATTTATGCGGAAACCTGCTATCAGGCTCCTACTTCTTCGAACGAAACGCCTGTCTTGGTAGCAACAAAGTTCAACTGAATGTAGTTGATGCTTCGGTTTGGCTTCACATAGATGTCGGCAACAAACTGGTTGCTGTCGATAACTTGTGGTGTGTTGTTTTTCTCATCGCATACAACCTTGAAGTCCACGATACCACGGCGAGCCTGAACATCACGGAGGAAGGGTTCTACTAGACCCTTAAACTGTGCTCTTGTGAATGCGTCGTTGAATTCAAAGAGACTGTACTTAGCAGCCTTGGCAATTGCCTTCTCAAGAACGATGAAGAGGCGGCGAACATTGATACGGTCGAATGCTGATGGTCTTGTTTGAGCCGTCTTATCGCCAAAGAGAATTGTGCCTTCACCGGAGAAGGTTACGATTGGGTTGATACCGTAGCCGTAAATCTCATCTCTTTCAGCCTTGGTTGGATTGAATGCAACCTTGATTGTTCCACGAACCTGACCACGATTGAAACCTGCTGGCGAGTACCAAGGATCATTTGTGTTGTCTGTTCTTACACATAGACCTGCGGTATCTCCGTTCATTGGAACCCAACGGTTTACATCGTTGAATGGGTCATACATGAACTTGTATCCGCTGTCGATGAATGCGTAGTTGTTGTTACCTACGGAATCACGAAGATTCTTGCAGGTTGTAATCTTGGTTGATGAACTTTCCGATGGATTCTTGTTTGGGCTTGATACGAACGCAACACAATCCATACGAGCCTTGGCAAGATCTGTTAGCAACTTTGCACTACTTCCTGTTAGAGGACCACCCAAGAGTAGAGCAACATCAACATGATCTGCATCCTTGAACATTTCGTAGCCACTACCTGTGGTTCCCAAGATGCTTGCTACTCCGCTGAATTCGCCCGTTCCACCCGAATATGTGGCGTAAGAAACTCCGAGGATGTTGGTATCTCCGTTTGATCCAAGAGAACCATTTGTTGTAAACGAAGTTAGCATATTATCGGTTCCTGTTACTCCCAAGCATGAGATGTAACGAGAATCGCTATTGATCTTACTCTTGAAGTATGATGGAGTTCCATCAGGATTTACAGCACCAGAAATGGTCGAAATAGATTCATATCTTTCTAGAACTGTTCCTGTTGCACCACTCAGTAGACCTGTACGGTCAACAACAACCATATGGAAAGCATCTTGTGTGGTTAGACCTGATCGGAATGCGTAATCTGATTGGGTGGGCTTTGAACTAAAGTATGACTTGTATGCCCAACCATTCCAATTGTTTCCAGCAGCGGCGGCAGATAGACCACCACATACTTCAATCGTTATAGAATTTCCAAGAGAACCCGGATAACGAGCAATGATTGTACCCGTTCCTGATGTTGGAGCCGTGCTCTGCGACTCTTCCACATTTCTAATGAAAGTTCCAGCCAAACCGCCTGCTGTTGAGTTCTTTGCAGTATCCTTATCTACATGGCGAACGATTTTTAGATTGTTGCCATAGTTGAGGAAGTTATATGCTGTGAACCACCACTCGTAGTTTGCATCAGAGGGCATTCCATAAAGAGCACCCAATTCCTGAACACTACTGATGAGTACGGGTTGATCTACTGGACCCCATTCAAACAATCCTGCCATACCTGCTGATGTTGTTGCAACAGAGGGAACGATTGTTGTGAGGTCTTTTTCTGAAACATTTACGCCGGGGCTGATTTGAAATGCCATCTATCTATCTCCTTGAAGGATGCTTGATGATTCAGACGATATTTAGGAAATGGTCTATTTCCGGTCAAAGACCGTATGGACCTTTATACTGTTTTGTGTCTATGTCGGAAAGCCACCCATTATCATTTAGGTTTCTTCTTTGTTGGGGTTCTCTAGCCAACTCCGCAGAGCCGTCATCGTCAATTTCAGTACTCAAGAAACCAAACGGCATCAGGTCTTCTTCCAACTTTTTAAGTTTGTCTTCCATCAGTTTCTTACGAATGTCGGCATTTACCAAGTCTCTGAAATAGGGCTGTGTGGTTAGCCAAGCAAACAGAACAAGGGTAGCCACCAGATCGTCGTTATAGCCCTCTGAAGCCTCGTAGGACGCTTTGCTAGACACAAAGGTAGACAACTCGGATACGATGTCAAAATCGTTCACAA